TCTATGAACATTATAGAAACATATTAAAAGAATTAAAAGACCATCCTTTAAAACATAATATCTTTTGGATACCATCTTATCAATCTTCAAGATTATATCAAGAGTCACAAGACCCTAGAAACGAATGGTTTGCCCCATTTGCAGACCGTGAAATACAAAGAATTAATATTTTCAAAAAGCAGTCTAGACAAACTGGTAACACAGAAAAAAAGTCTATGAAGAAAAAGAAAATGTATAACATGGGTGAAAAATATTTTGGTAAAGAGTGGAATGACCTTTCGTGGGATTATGATATTGTAGGAATGGGTATACCATTTAATACAGAGCAAATGAAAGCAAGAAAAATATACACATCCAAAAAAGAAAAGGGATTACGAGTAACGAATAGGGGGATGAACCCACTAGGAATATTTATTTTAAAGGATGGTAAAACAGCACAGTATTTTGCAAATAACATTTGGATACAAAATGCTAAATTCGATATCGTATCAGAAGATTATGAGTTTCCCAAAAATGAAAAACTTAGAGATAAGTTGTGGAAGGAAATTAGAGAAAATAAAACATTAATGATAATACCTCTTGGTATAACAAATACAGAATTATTCAACAATGTAAAAAGTCCAAATGTAATGTCTTTATTTAATAATTTAATAAAATCACAGATTAGATATGCTGACAAAAAACTACCTACTCCTTTACCACTTGTTAATTCTATGAATATAATTAATCAATCAATGAAAGATTCATTTCATCTAAATCTTACACCACAAAACTTAATGGTGTTAGCAGAATTTGTCGGATTGAATCTTAAAGACCCAGATCATTTAAAAAATACAACATTACCAGTTTATGATGACCTTCATGGCAATTTTAATATATGGGAATATGATAGAAAATATAATACAGTTAAACCTTCTTGGAAAGGTATTTTATCTTTAGGTGTAGACCCAAATCTTATATATACTGTCAAGAAAATAACATTTGAGGATATACTTGAGGGTTGGAAACAACTCTGGCCTGATAGGAAAGATACCCCAAATGTAAGTACTTGGACTTTGATGAAGGAATGTTTTTTCTATGACAATGTAGTTATTGTAAAAGACATGATTGACCATGATATAAATATAAAGACAACAGAAGATGTCAACTACTATGGAGTGTATGAAAACGAAAAGTTAATCGGTGTGAACAGTGGACATAAAACCTGCCAAATCTCATGGCGCTCTAGAGGGCTGTGGGTACATCCAGATTACAGAGGAAGAAGAATTAGTAATATGTTACTGAATGCCGTCGTGGATTCAGCACATACTCAATATGTATGGTCTGTTCCTAAAACAAAATCTTTAACAGCTTACGAAAGTGTGGGGTTTATCAAAAGGAGTGATGAAATTGTTACTGCCCAAGATAATAATTATATTGTGATTTTAACTAAGAAAACACTTGACAATGATAAAAATTAATGTTATAGTGTATGTTCATTTTAACTAACGGAGAAATAAGGATGAAAAAAATACTAACAGCAGTTGCCCTAATGGCAATGACAACTACGGCAAATGCCACAGACATAGGTATGGGCATTGATCGTGAAACCAAATATAACAGTTCTAATGAGGGTACAACCAAAACTTACAACTATGCATTTATATCGCATAAGTGGGAACAACTTGGCGATATTCGTACTAAGGCAACTCACTCACAAGATGCTTCTTCAAGTACAACTAACTTCAACGAATTAAAGATTGATCGAGATTTTAAATTCAATGTTGCTGACAGCAAAACTTCTTTTAAAATCGTTCCTTCATTCTCAAGACGTTGGGATGGACAAGAAAGTGGTATTGGTGACAAGACTAGAGACAATCTAAAAGTTGAAATTAAATATACATTCTAATTGAAAAGGAAAATTTAAAATGAGAAGTTTACTATTATCTATTTTGTTTTGTTATGGATTGATTGTTATGTCTCTTACGGCACATGCAGAAACCTTTACATACATCGTTCCAGCAGGGCCAGAGGGTGGTAATGCTAAATGGGCTCAAAGAGTCGTAAAAGAGTGGAACATATTTCTTAAAGCTGAAGGACATAAGGTTGTGATTAGATACATGCCTGGTGACCCAAAGAAAACATTTGCTGAGTTTAATAATAACTTTGCAAAAAATGGTAAGACTATGATTCAAAGTCGTGGTATGATTAAATACATTACTTCTGGTAATGGTTGGGGTGGATTTGACCCTAAAGCATTTGCAACAATCATTGCACAAAACCAAGGAACTTTTGTTTTTGCAAAGAAAGTTATTCCAGAGTTACCAGCCATTCATATTGGTGGTGGTTCAGAAACGATTGTCGATGCAATGTCAATTGCTATGATGTTATGTGGGCCGATGGATTTCGATAAGTTAGTCGAATGTTCTAAGTCTAACATGAGACAAGTTAAGGGATGGAAAGGGTCTGGAGATAGACGAAAGGCATTTCTTAACGGTGAGATTGATGTCACAAGAGATGGGTTTTCTCATATGATTAAAACCTATAAAGGTGGTATCAAATCTGGGAAAACTCAAGTCTGGTACACTCATGGGGTTTCTTTAAATGGAGAGATTAATCCAGATCCTGCTATGCCAGAGAAATGGTTTAATACTGTCTATGAAGAGAAGTGGGGTCAAGTACCGTCTGGTCGTTATTATGATGCATATGCAATTATTCTAAAGACAAGAAGTGGTTTGGGTAAAACTGTATTTTTTCCAAAAAATAATCCACATACTGATGTTCTAATCAAGACGTTTGCTACTATGTTGAAAAACAAAACTAGTAAAAAGAAATTAGATAAGAAACTAGGTAAATATCCATGGGCACTTGGTGTTGATGCTAACAACTCTAAACTTGCAATCTTTGGTGCGATAAACAGTAAAGAATTGCTTAATGATATCAAAACTACAAGAGAAGTTTTTGGTGAGAAGGTGACTATCAAGTGGAGTACATTCTTCAACTAGAAGAAGTTTATCAATGGGCCATCATAATCACATTAGGTTGTGTTTATGGTGGTCTTATTGGACTTGTACCATCTGCTGGTGCTGGTAAAGCAATTCTATTACTATTCGGTGTAGTAAATTTTTTTGATGGGGCAGAGTATCTCTTTGTCCTTTTTTCTATGGTTACAGTTGTTGCATGTTCCATAGGTGATTCTTATGCAAGTGTTCTATTAGGTGTGCCTGGCGCAAACGGAACGGCTGCAACAATGGTGGATGGATATCCACTTGCAAAACAAGGTAGAGCATCTTATGCTTTATCTTCTGCACTCTTCACATCAATGATGAACGGACTAATCTTTGGACTTATAGGGTTCTCATTCTTTCCTCTGTACATGGAAATCAATGACGCTGTAAGAACGCCAGAGTTAACTGGTATTTTATTCTTATCCTTTTGTTTAGTCTCTGTCATAACAAGTAAGTATACAGTGAGAAGTATCGCTGCAGTAATATTTGGATGTTGGTTATCTCAAATTGGTTTGAACGAATGGACAAATGAAACATACAATCTTGGTTGGACTTATTTAAACGATGGGGTTAAACTTGTTCTTGTGGGTGTAGGATTGTTTGTTATACCAGAGATGATTGAAACACTTATCGTAAAACATGAATTTAAAAAGATAGAAATTAAAGAACATAATAAACAAACTTGGGAAGGTATTGTTGATGTCTGGAAATATAAATGGACAGCAATGATTGGTGGATGGGTAGGTTTCATTGGTGGTATCATGCCTGGTGGTGGTGGTGGAACTGGTGATTGGATGTCATACTCAATCACACGCTCAATTCACAAAACAGAGAAGTTTGGTAATGGTAATATCAAAGGTGTAATTGGATCAGAAGGGGCAAACAATTCTGGTAAGATTGGTGCATTACTTCCCACATTATTTTTTGGTATCCCAGGCAATAAAATGTATGCATACTTAACTGCGCTATGGGTATACTTAGGTTTTGATGTAGGTACTACATCTTTATTAGAAGATAAAGAGTTTTTTAGAACAATTTTCTGGGGATATATTCTTGGAACTATAATCTCTGGTATTGGATTAATATGGGGTGCAAGGTATCTTTCAAAGGTTTTATATATAAACCCATATTGGTGGATATTACCTCTGACACTACTGACCATCTACACAGCATTGTCGTACAGTGGGTGGATTACATGGGAGGAGGATTTATTCTTGATGTTTATTTTGTCCATAATTGGTTGGGGTATGAGGACATATAAATTTAGTAGACCGGCATTTATTTTATCCTTTATCATATACGATCAGTTTTTATCTGGCGTAGAAAAACTACAAGGTATGTATTTTTATAATAATAAATACTTTAGTAATGACATTTGGTTTAACCATCCCACACTTAGTATCTGTATAATCGTGGGAATAGGTATTGTATTATTTGGTTTACTAAATAAAAACGCTAGGATAGATTATGCATGATTTAGAATCGATAAAAAAAGAATTATCAACATTACCAGAGTGGGATAAACAAATATGTTTACAGAGTTACAAAGGTAATAAAGATTATATGTTAGGATGTGGTAAAATAAAAGACATGTCTATAGAAGAAAGTGAACTAACATATCCTATCTTTGACCTACCAATTATAAATGAAATTATGAAAGTTCATAGTTTAGTTAGAACTAGAGTTTTAAGATTAGACCCAAAAGAGAACTATTCGTATCATAAAGACCCCACAAAAAGATTTCACTTACCCATAGAAACAAATATGAAATGTTTTTTCGTAGTAGAGATGAAAGAAATAATACAAATGCCAGCAAATGGTAATCATTATATTTTAGACACAACAAGAGAACATACGGCAGTAAATGCCCACAGATACAAAGTAAGAACACACATAGTAGGAGTTTTGTAATGAAGATAGCATTAACTGGACATACATCAGGCATAGGCAAAGCAATATGCAAAAGATTTCCAAACACTGTGGGGTTTTCAAGAAGTAATGATCATGACATATCAGATGATTATAATAGAGAGGAAATACTTTTTGCAATACAAGAATACGAACCAGATATTTTTATTAACAATGCACATGATGGTTTTTCACAAGTAAACTTATTATATAAACTTGTGGATATACACGATGGTAAAATTATTAATATAAGTTCTAATTCTAGTGATGGGATAAAAAAGAAAAAACATATTTATGCTGTAGAGAAAGGTGCATTAGACAAAGCATCTGAACAATTATTTTACCTTGGCCACGACATCACGAATCTAAGATTGGGTTTAGTAGACACACCTAGAGTCGACAAACCAAAATGGAATGAAAAGAAAAAGATGTCGCCAGATTATATTGTTGATATTATTGAGTGGATAATTAAACAACCACACAGAATAAAGGAAGTGAGTATACAACCATGAAACTTCCACCACTAAGAACACAAGAACAATATGATTTTATGAAAGAAAGAGAAACATCTAGTAAGATATATTCTAATATGATATCCAAAAAAGATTTGGATCATATTTTTCAAACATGGAAAGACACACATAAAGAAAGACAATTTGTTGCTGGTGGACAACATAAAAAAGGAACTGGTAATATTAGGTTTCCTTATGACCTAGAGGAGTTTGAAGATATATTAAAACCATTAATAGATGAGTGTTTACAATCTACAAAGTGGAGATTTATTAGTGGTAGATTGTATCATGTTCCAGAGGGTAGAGTGTGGTCTACAATTCATACTGACAACTGGAACTATCTAGATAAACAATATGAAGATGGCCCACCAACTAATAATGGTGGAAAATTAATTCGTTGGTTAAGAGATGGTAAATGTTCAGTATATATGCCATGGAAAACAATAATCATACCATTAGATATAAAGGGTTCTGCAAGTACAGTTTTATTTAATCAGCATTCGTATGAAGTTGAAAGTGTTAGTTGGCGTAAACATAAACACAGACAAAAGTTTGGAAATGGTGAACCTGCTTGGCCTCACACAGACTACACACACTATCTAAACTCTTTAAAAACTTTTAATATTAGTGAACAACATTATAAAAAATACTTACAACATGTTACAAGAGAAGAACTTACTGGATTGAGTGTTGAACAAGTATATGATTGGAAAGTAGGTGATGTGGTTACTTGGAACAGTACACAATTACATGTGTCTGGATATCAACCAGAAAACACTGAAAAAGTAGGTATCACAATATGGACTGCTTACGATGAAACATGCTAGAAGGATAAGAGTAGCAGAGGGTGAGAATAGACTCTATAATAGTGTAGAAGAGTTTAAGAAGGTCAATCCTTGGGTAACAGAAATTGATGTTTATTTACAAGAAACGGAACAGTCATATTTTTGGGTATTATCAAATACTAAAAAACATTTATATTTAATTGTAAAATACTTAAATGAAGAACATAAACAAGATATGAAACCAATATGGCGACCAACAGAAAAAAAATATTTACCAAATCTTCACCACGGATTTCCAAATCATATGGGCGGTAAGGTTAAAGGTAAACATTTTAAAGATACCAAATATAGAAAAGATTATCTAGAACTTAGAGCTGTAGGAGAAGCATCTAATGATCCAGATTGGATAACATACACTAATATTTTCTTATAAATAGTATAAAGGAGAATTACATGGCAAAAAAATATACTGCTCCTATTATGGTTAGATACTTAGGTGGATTGAGCGGAGATGCTGCAGTTTCTGATGCTGAAAAAGGAAGAACCACTACTTTTATGAATGGCAAATCCGATGACTATGTAAACTATGGTATTGAAACTTTATCTAATGGTGCCATTTGGATTGTCATAAAGTTCAGAGATGCAGATGAAAAAAAAGAGTTTAGAGCTCTAGTTTGGGATACAGCCGCTAGAAGAACTGCGACAAATGGAACACAACCATATAAGGAAAAACCAGATGGACATGATGGCCCTGGCCATCCATCACATTTTGATGATGCTGTAACAGAGATATTCAATATAGAGGAATAGACATGGCAATACCAACAAGCAAATCTACATTTAAAGAATATTGCCTTAGAAATCTGGGTAAGGGTGTAATTGATATTAATATTAGTGATGACCAAGGCGATGATAGAATAGACGAAGCACTACAATTTTTTGCACAGTATCATTACGATGGTATTGAAAGAATGTATTTAAAATATAAAATTACATCTGCTGATATCACAAGATGGTCAACTAATGCAAGCACTACTGGAACAGATTCAGTAGACAGTACTATTACTAGTTCTTTTCTAGAAGGCCAAAATTTTATACCGATGCCATCTTCTGTGGTTTCAGTTTTAAACATCTTTCCATTTGATGATTCATCCACAAACAGTATGTTTGATATTAGATACCAAATGAGATTAAATGACCTTTTTGATTTTAGTTCTACTTCTATTATATCATATGAAATGACTATGCAACAATTAGATCATCTATCACACATATTGGTAGGAGAAGTTCCAATTAGATTTAACCAACACCAGAATAGATTATATCTGGATATGGATGTTCAGGCAGTAACAAAAGATGAGTTTTTAATCATTGAGTGTTATCGCAAATTAGATCCAGCAACCTATACAGATATATTCGATGACATCTATCTAAAAAGATATGCAACGGCTTTGATAAAAAGGCAGTGGGGTGCAAACCTTTCAAAATTTAGTGGTGTCGCAATGTTGGGTGGTGTAACTATGAATGGCGAAACAATTTATTCACAAGCCCAAGAAGAAATCAATAAACTCGAAGAAACAATACAGTTAATGTTTGAAACTCCAGTTAACTATATGATAGGATAAACTATGGCAGTCAATAAGGCATTTCATACGAGTAACTTAACAAGTATTGCAAGTGAGAGAAACCTATATAAAGACTTGATAAAAGAAGCAATCCAAATACACGGTCATGATGTGTATTATGTGGACAGAACAGCTGTAGCTTTAGACAATGTTCTTGGTGAAGATTCTCTTGCAAAGTATAGAAATCAACAACCCATAGAGATGTATGTTGAGGATGCCGAAAGTGGATATGCTGGTGATAAAGAATTAATGACACAGTTTGGTTTGGACAATAGAAATGAAATTACATTTGTTGTCCATAAAGAAAGATTTCAAGAATTAACTAAACAGTTTACAATAGAAGATGGTACAGATACTACTGGTGGTTCAATCGAACTGGAAGATGCAACCAGAACAATTACCGATGGAACACAGTTTGAAACATTTGGATCAAATTATCATTATCTTCTAAACGAAACCGATGCTACAGATGCAGATAGACCTTTAGAAGGCGATTTGGTTTATCATCCAGTATTGGGTAAAATGTTTGAGATTGGTTTTGTTGACCATGATGCTCCATTTCATCAACTAGATAACAATCCTATTTACAAACTAAGATGCAGACAGTACGAATACGATATGAGTAGATTAGATACTGGTATTGAAGCAATTGATTCTATCGAAGATGTCAATAGTACTGATGCTCTAGTGTATCAATTTACACTAGAGAATGAAATAGGTTCTCTACAGTTAGAGAATGATGCTGATACTGGAACAAACAGTTACTTAATTTCAGAAGAATATATAGTAGGTGACATGGATAGTGATAAGTCGGCACAAAATGAATTTATAACACAACAAATAACCAATGAGAATATTCTTGATTTCAGTGAGAGAAACCCATTTGGTGATGCAGGAGCTTAGATATGTTAGGACAACAATTTTACCACGAAAGTATGCGAAAAGTGGTAGTCTCTTTCGGTTCATTATTTAATAATATTAGTATTGTTAGAAAAGATAATGCCGGAAAAGTGACTCAATCAATGAAGGTGCCATTGGCATATGGCCCACAACAAAAGTTTTTAGCTAGACTTAATCAAGACCCAAGTTTAGCATCCAAGGTTGCAATTACTTTACCTAGAATTGGATTTGAAATTACTGGAATGACTTATGATCCCACACGAAAATTAAATCGTGTACAGAAATTCAAAAGAGTAAAAGATAGTGGTAGTGATGCTAAATCAAATAGAATGGATATGCAATATATGCCTGTTCCATATAATTTGAATTTTACACTATACATTATGGCAAAACAATCAGACGATGCACTACAAATCGTAGAACAAATTTTACCATACTTTCAACCAGACTACACATTGACAATCAATGATATGGTTGATATGGGAATCAAAAGAGATGTACCGATTGTTTTAAACGATATCAGTTACGAGGATAGTTATCAAGGAGACTTTGCAGAGAGAAGGGCAGTTATCTATAACTTATCTTTCACATGTAAATTTTACTTATATGGCCCAGTTACGTCACAGGCAGTTATCAAAACTGCAACAGTTGACCAGTATACTGACTTACCAGAGAATACACCAACTAGACAACAGAAGTATAGTGTTACACCATCACCAGTAGGCGCAAGTGCAGATGATGATGATTTTGGATTTAACGAAACGACCTCATTCTTTGAGGACGGCGAACCTAGTAGTTAGTTATGAGTATTGAAATAGCAGAATCTCTGGGTATACCTATCGAAGAAGGTAAAGACCTTATAGATGTTACACCAAAGAAAAGTCAAAGAGAAGATTGGGGTGACGTTGAAAATGATTACAAGTATCAACGAGAGAACTTTTATAATCTTGTAGAAAAGGGTTCTCATGCAATTGATGGTATATTAGAACTTGCAAAGGAATCTGACCATCCAAGAGCATATGAAGTTGCTGGTAATCTCATAAAACAAGTAGCAGAAGTAACAGAGAAGTTGGGTGACTTACAAGAGAAGATGAGAAAACTTAAAGAAGTACCCAATAATGCTCCTAAGAATGTTACTAATGCATTGTTTGTTGGTTCAACTGCTGAATTACAAAAGATGTTAAAAGGAAAGTGATGTATGAATTATTTGATATTGACTCCAGATGGAGTAGGTTCAACCTACTTACAAAGAAGTCTTACAGTATTTTTAAATAGTGCTGGATTAGATTATACTAATACACATGAAATAGCTGCAGGATTAGAATTATACAATAACAATATTGTAAAAATTGTACACAAAGTACCTAGAGGCCCTGATTACACATATATACGATATGGACAACCACTAGAAAGAGTTATACAACTCTTAGAAAACAATACTGGAAGTCTTTTAGTTTCTAGATTAGCACATTATGTGATGAAAGAAAGAGCTGTAATGGCTGGTAAAAAAGCTGGTGGTACACGAGAGTGGTATCCTTTTTTAAACAAACATTATCAAAAGATTTTTTATTGTACAAGAGATCCATTTGAATACGCTTTAAGTTGGGGTATTAGAGATAATAATAAGATTAGAAATGTTTTTAGTGTAGACGAACATAGAAGTAATGTCAAAGATGAAAACTACAAAGTTCATTTACACATATTTGAAAAAAAACTAAAAGTATACCTTAGATATAAGTGGTGGGTAGATAAGTATTTTCCTACAGCTATTGAAGTTGATTATAATGAATTTGCATACAATACAGATCACATGCTTTGGCAATTAACTGGAATAGAACATGAAATGAAAGGTATAAGTTTTGATGAATATAATAAGACAACATACAATCTTAGTAATATTGGTGTTGATAATATTGGTTTAGGTTCACTGTTAAAATCTGTAAGGTTTGAAGAACATATAAGTACTCTAGTAAAACAGAAAAGACTCTTGTGGGGTGTTCCATTAAAAATGAATACTTTACTTGATAAAAGAAATAAGATAGAGAATTTTTCTGAATGTGTTGATAGATATAATGAATGGTGCAAAGAGAGTAATTATTACCAAAAAGTAACAACTGATATATTAGAAGAAAGAATAGAAAGAGAAAATAAATTTTATGGAAACTTATCTAGGTAATCCAAATCTTAAAAAGGCCAATGTACAACAGAACTGGACTAAGAAACAACTGCAAGAATATGCTAACTGTATGGAAGACCCACTATACTTTATTCAAAACTATGTGAAGATAATTAATCTTGATGAGGGTTTAGTACCTTTTAAGATGTACCCCTTTCAAAAAGAAATGGTTGGTACATTTCACAGTAATCGTTTTACCATATGCAAATTACCTAGACAGTCTGGTAAGTCTACAACAATGGTGTCGTATTTGTTACACTATGCTTTATTCAATCCAGCAGTTAATATTGCTATACTTGCAAACAAGGCCGCAACTGCGAGAGATTTATTGGGGAGATTGCAACTTGCGTATGAACATCTTCCCAAGTGGTTACAACAAGGAGTTATGTCTTGGAACAAAGGAAGTCTTGAACTTGAAAATGGTTCTAAAATTTTGGCGTCATCTACTTCAGCATCTGCCGTTCGTGGTGGTAGTTATAATATTATATTTCTTGATGAGTTTGCGTATGTACCCAGTAACGTAGCAGAACAATTCTTTAGTTCAGTTTATCCCACAATTTCTTCTGGTAAAACAACTAAGGTTATGATTGTTTCCACACCACACGGTATGAATATGTTCTATAAGATATGGACAGAAGCAGAAGAAAAACGAAATAGTTATATACCTATCGAGGTTCATTGGTCAGAAGTACCAGGCCGAGATGAGAAATGGAAGAAAGAAACTATTGCGAATACTAGTGAACAACAGTTTAACACAGAGTTTGAGTGTGAGTTTTTAGGTTCTATTGATACACTCATTTCGCCACGAAAACTAAGAGAACTTGCATATAAGACTCCGATACAATCTAATAAAGGTTTAGATGTTTATTATCCACCAGAAAAAAACCATACTTATTTTATAACGGTGGACGTTGCAAGAGGAGTAGAGAGTGATTACTCGGCCTTTGTTGTTTTTGACGTAACACAGATACCATATAAAATATGTGCGAAGTACAGAGATAACGAAATAAAACCACTATTGTTCCCACAAAAAATATATGATGTTGCAAGAGCATATAATCAAGCATTTGTTTTGGTAGAGGTAAATGATATAGGTGAACAAGTTGCTAATACATTACAGTTTGATTTAGAATATGATAATCTAGTTATGGCATCTATGAGAGGTCGTGCTGGACAAATCATGGGTGGTGGATTTAGTGGTGGTAGGGCACAGTTGGGTGTAAGAACAACTAAAGCAGTTAAGAAGATTGGTTGTTCTAATCTAAAACAGATGATCGAAGATGATAAAATGATAGTACAAGACTATGACATGATAAACGAATTATCAACATTCATAGTAAAAGGATCGTCCTTTCAAGCAGACGATGGATGTAACGATGATTTGGTTGCATGTTTGTTTATGTTTGCATGGTCGATTGACCAAACGTATTTTAAAGAATTAACTAACATGGATATGCGAGAACGCATGTTGCAAGAAAATAAAAACCAAATAGAACAAGATATGGCTCCTTTTGGATTCATAGTAGATGGTTTAGAAGATGAAAACATTGGGGAGATGGTAGATGAATATGGAACAAGGTGGTCTCCAATTGTTAGAGACTATTCATCCGATTGGTAAAGTTAAATTAAATATACCTACGGATAAAAGACTTCTAATCAAAAGTATAATAAAAGATGATGCATTTAATTTAAAAAATCATCCAGGCAAGTCTACAAATATACTTGCTGAACACAGAACTAGTTGGCATATGAACCATTTTGATCCAATCTTTGGGGAAATATCAGACTCAGTAATAGATGTATTAGACTATTTTACTGGACATGCTAGAAGATGGAAATCAAAAGATTGTTGGGGTGCAATATATCAGAAGGGTGATGAAGCGACACCACACATACATAGTGTTGTATGGGCGTGGACTTACTATGCAGAATGTTGCCCTAAGTGTTCACCCTTAGTATTTGAACAAAGAAATTTAGAAATTATACCAGAAGAAGATACTTTAATTTTTTGGAATGGAATACTTGCAAATGATAAATATCAGTATAACATGCATTGTGTACCACCACAAGAATGTGAACATGACAGAGTAATGGTTGCTGGAAATGTTGATTAGAGAAATTCTATCAAATCACTATCTAGTTTAATCCAACAGTTAGAACAAACAACCTTAGAGTTATCAATTAATTCTTGTATTTGTTCTCGGCTATCATCGTTCATACCTTTTCTTTTGGTTTGAGAGCGAATTACATTATCGTGAGGGTAGAATTTGAGACAGACTGTTTCTGATTCACCACAATGTGTACAAGATTGATTTGCTAGAATATTGTTTAACCAAACGCCTCGTTTGCGATAGTTTCTTCTTGCAACCTTTTTAATGGTGTCTTTGTATTTTTCGTAATGTGTTGTCATACTACTATTTATATGATTAAATACATATAAATGTGGGTTTTTAAGAAACGGTAAATTATAAATAAAAGTAATGATTAAGTAAGAATAATGCTAAACGGGCATAACTTAAAGGACAAGGAGTAAATCATGGCATTTCTAGTATCACCTGGCGTCCAAGTTAAAGAGGTCGACTTAACAAATGTAGTTCCTGCTGTTGCAACATCTATTGGTGCAATTGCTGGGTCATTTGATAAGGGGCCTGTCGGTGAGGTTACTGCAATTGGTTCAGAAGAAGAATTAGTAAAAATCTTTGGAAAACCTAATGCATCTAACTACGAAACTTGGTTTACAGCCGCTAACTTTTTACAATATTCAGATGCTCTAAGAGTAGTTCGTGTTGAGTCTGGTGTTTTAAACGCAACATCAAACGCAAGTGGATTACTAATAAGATCAACTGACCATTATACAACATCTTTTGCTGAAGGGCAAGGTAATGTTGGTTTATGGGCTGCAAGAACTTCTGGTTCAGAAGGAAATAGTATTGCTATTTCTGTATGTGCTAGTGGAACTGCTTACGAACAAAACTTAACTACTGCAAATAAAGTTGCTTCAGCAGCTGCTTCTGGTGCAACTTCAATTACACTAGACGATATTGATGCTGCAGATAACGAAATTAATGTTGGAGATATACTTGCTTTCTTCACATCATCTACATTTGCCACACAAACAAGTGGACATGAAGATAAACAATATGAAGTGACTTTCGTTGATATCACTAACAACACTGCGACAATTAGAGAACTTGATAATGTAAACGGTACTGGATTAGTCGCTGCATTACCAACACAACAATTTATCAGACGTAGGTGGAAATTCTATGACATGTTTGATGGTGCGCCAGGCACGTCTGCTTGGGCAACTCAAAACGGTAGAGGTACAGGCGATGAACTACACATTGTAGTTTTTGACACAACTGGAACTATTGCTGGATTTGATAGTGATACAGCAGGACAAAGACTTTCTGGTGTACTTGAAACATTTGCATCCCTTTCTAAAAATCCAAATGCAAAGACTGCTCAAGGACAAAATAACTTTTACCCAGATGTAATCTATAGAACATCATCATTTATTTACTGGATGGATCATCCAATAACATCGAACATCCCAACAAGTAAGGCTGATGAAATTGGTTCATCTGGTACTAACTGGGGTCAAGACTTACAAACTGGTAACGAAATATTAATGAACGGAACAGATGCTTCTGGTACTAACGAAGGTGACAATATTATCTTAGATGGTACAGATGGTTCATCAACTAACGCTGGTGGTGATATTCTACTGGAACAAGGTGGTTCTTATACATCTGTTACTGGTGCATATGAAGCACAACTTAACGGTGGTTCAGATGACTTTGCTGTTTCAGCAGGGGAAATTGCACTTGCATATGATAAGTTCAAAGATGTAGAAAGTATTGACATCAACCTAGTATTAGGTGGGCCGTCAAGTGTTGCTGCAGATACACTAACTGGACATGACACACATGTAACTATGATTACAGATTTGGTTGAGTTTAGAAAAGATTGTGTGGGTTTCGTATCACCTTACAGAAATTCTGTAGTTGGTATCGCAGACTCCGTGAAACAAACTGATAATGTTAAAAAAGCATTTGATGCTTGTCCATCATCATCTTATATGGTGTTTGATAGTGGTTACAAATACATGTATGACAAATATAATGACCAGTTTAGGTTTGTACCATTAAATGGTGACACTGCTGGTTTATGTGCAAACACTGACAATGTTGCTGACCCTTGGTTTTCACCAGGCGGTTTCAATAGAGGAAATGTTAGAGGTGCTGTAAAACTTGCTTTCAATCCAAGTAAATCTCAAAGAGATATCTTGTATCGTGCAAGGATTAATCCAGTTGTTAACTTTCCAGGCCAGGGTGTTGTACTATTCGGTGATAAGACTGCATTAACTAAACCAAGTGCTTTTGACAGAATTAATGTTAGAAGGTTGTTCTTGGTATTAGAAAAAGCAATCGCAACTGCTGCTAAGTTCCAACTCTTTGAGTTCAACGATGAATTTACAAGGGCGCAATTTAGAAACTTAGTAGAACCATTCCTTAGAGATGTACAAGGAAGAAGAGGAATAACAGACTTTAAGGTTATTGCTGACGGTACTAATAATACTGGACAAGTAATTGACAGAAATGAGTTTGTTGCAGATATCTATGTTAAACCTAACAGAAGTATCAACTTTATTACTCTTAACTTTGTCGCCGTAAGAACTGGTGTCGCATTTACAGAGGTAGGAGGTTAATCATGGCTAAAATAGACGATTTCAAAGCAAATCTTATCGGTGGTGGTGCTCGTGCCAACCAATTTAAAGTGACGTTAACTCCACCTTCTGGAATTACTATTGGATTGGATGTTCGTAGAACTTCATTCCTAGTAACTGCAACCAACTTGCCTGCAAGTACTTTAGGTGAGATTGCAATACCATTCAGAGGTAGAACAATTTATATGGCTGGTGACAGACCTGCTCCAGAAACTTGGACAACTACTTTTTATAATGATACTGACTTTATGATTAGAAACGCAATGGAAAGATGGCAGAACGGTATTAATAATTATGCCGATGCTACTGGATCAATTGCTCCGTCTGATTATCAAACTGATTTAACAGTTGAACAATTAGACAGAGATGATACAATCCTTAAATCTTACATTTTTAGAAATGCGTTTCCACTGACTGTTTCACAGATTGATTTAACAACTGCTGAAGCAACAGAAATTGAAACATTCGAGGTTACATGGCGTTATCAACATTTTGAACCCTCAAATATATAAGTTATGAAACCTACTAAATAGTAGTAGGAAATTTGGAGTAATATAATGGCGGAACTATTTGGATTTAAATTTGAGAAAATAAAAGATACTGGTGGGGTAGAGAAATTTACCCCACCTAAAACTGATGACGGAACTGTTGAAGTCGCTGGTGGTGGACATTTTGCTCAAATATTAGACACAGACGGAAGAGAACGGACTGAACAAGACCTCATTCGTAGATATCGAGACATTGCCCAACAGGCAGAGTGCGATGCTGCGATTGAAGATATTGTTAACGAGTCCATTGTCTCTAATGAAAGAGATCAAGCGATTCAAGTTGTACTTGATAACCTTGGTTATTCAGACAAAATCAAAAGAAGAATTAGGGAAGAGTTTTCACAAGTCTTACAACTACTAGACTTTGAAGCTAAAGGTCACGACATATTCAGACGTTGGTATGTTGATGGAAGATTGTTTTATCATAAAGTAATTGATAAGAAGAACCCCAGACAAGGTATTGTAGAATTACGATACATCGACCCTAAAAAGATTAAAAAAGTAAGAGAGATTAAAAAAGACAAAGGCAAAGGTTCTCACCAATCAATGGAACTCATTACAGATGTAGAAGATTACTACATGTATAATGAAAAAGGTATTGGTGTAGGAGGTGGTTCTAATCAAGGTATTAAAGTCGCTGCAGATTCAATCTCTTATTGTCCATCTGGATTAATTGACCAAAACAAAGGTCATGTACTTTCATACTTACACAAAGCAATCAAACCAGTTAATCAACTTAGAATGATTGAGGATGCACTTGTTATCTATCGTATATCAAGGGCGCCTGAAAGACGTATATTCTATATTGATGTGGGTAACTTACCTAAGATTAAAGCAGAACAATACCTAAAAGATGTTATGAACAGATATCGTAACAAACTGGTATATGATGCTCAAACTGGTGAAATTAAAGATGATAGAAATCACATGTCAATGCTAGAAGATTTCTGGTTGCCACGAAGAGAAGGTGGTAGAGGAACAGAAATTACTACATTACCAGGCGGTTCTAATCTTGGAGAGATTGATGATATTGAATACTTTAAAAAGAAATTGTATCAATCATTAAATGTTCCACAAGCTAGATTAAATGCAGAAGAAGGATTTAGTTTAGGTAGAAGTACAGAGATTACAAGGGATGAACTTAAATTTACTAAGTTTGTTCAGAGAATGAGGAAGAGGTTTACACCACTACTAACAGATCTTCTAAAAACACAACTACTCTTAAAAGGAGTAATTGGTATAGAAGATTGGCCGAAAATGGTAGAACATATTCAATATGATTTTCTACAAGACGGACATTTTGCAGAACTAAAGAAAGCAGAACTATTAGAGGGTAGGTTAAACTCTTTATCAACGATAGAACCTTATATCGGCACATTCTTTTCAAAAGAATATGTATTGAGAAATGTGTTGAATATGACTGATGCTGAAGTAGATGAGATGCAACTTCAAATTAAGAAAGAGGCTGGTATGGATGTTGAAGATGGTGGAGTTAATGTTCCAACTGCAACAGATGGTATTACTAGATATCCACAAGTAGATGGTGGTGCTCTTCCTGCTGATGATGTTGCGAAATTTAGAGGCGAGGTGCCACCAGAAGGTGGGGATGATGAATCCAAAGATAAACCAAAACCTAAACCAAATGGAGATGAAAATGGCGACAAGTAAAGAGTTTGTTGATGCAGTTGTGAATAAGAATAACCTTGAGGCAGAAGATGCTTTTAAGGCCGCAATTCAAACCAAAGTAGGGGATGCTCTTGAATCAAAAAGAAAAGAAGTTGCAAAGTCTTTTGTTAGAGATGGACTCCCAAATACAAATGAAACAGAAGAATAATGATATTTGAAGGTTTATATAGTACAGTTCTTGAAAAGGACGAACACAAAAAATCTAAGGAGTACAAGAAATTGTCGCCTAGGATGAAGAAAGCTGTGGACGGAATTTTTAAAGTTATGGACGATAAACCTTCCGATTTCCTAAATACTTTTGAAAAAACAATCAAAGATGTTGCAAAAAAGAACAGCGTTCCAGAGAAAGATTTATTCAAGTACTTTGAACGAGAAGTTTTAGACATATAGGAGAATAAAATGGCGTTTAAAATGTTACGACATATTGGTAAAATCGTTCAAGCCAACAATTCTGCGGCTTCGTTAGTTCTGGGGCCATTAGGGCCAAGTTCTGCTATCAGAATTTCGGAACATGGTGGAGAGAATGGTTTTGTTAAAATAACACAAGAAGGTACAACAGTTACAGCAACCAACGGAAGTTATATAGATGGGGGTACTGTAATCACTATGATACCAGAAGAAAGACCAAACGCAATTCAAATTTTGTCTGCAACTTCTGCTGATCCAGTTGTATTAACAGTTGCACAAAGAGGAGAAGGTGGTGGTATAAATCATCCTTTTGCTGTAGGTGATCAAATATCTGTAGTGGATGCTGATGTTGCTGCATGGAATACACTGTTAACAAATGTTAATGTATCTGCTGTGGGTTCTACAACAATCACACTTGGTGCTGTTGATGGTAGTAGTACTGCAACATTTACTGGTGATGCTACTGCAAGATCATGTTACAGTATATCACACATTAACGAGACTGCTGGTTCTAACAGCAAAATATATGTAGAAGAAATCATTCTAGGACAAACTGGAATTTAAATAATTATAGAACATTTTATAATTATAAATAAAAGTAATATAAGATTTCGGAAAAGGTAAACAAATGCGCTTAGTAAAATTAATTACAGAAGATATCCAAGATGTTCATTTTATCGCAGAAGAAGCTGCTGATGGTAAGAAGAACTATAAAATTCGTGGTGTTTTCATGCAGGCGGACATAAAGAACCGAAATGGCCGTGTTTATCCTATGGAAGTATTGACTAATGAAGTGGGTAAGTATAATAAAAACTTCATAACGAAAAAGAGAGCTTTCGGAGAATTAGGTCACCCAGAAGGGCCGACTGTAAATCTTGAAAGAGCATCTCATTTGATAACATCATTGGTTGCTGAAGGTAAAAATTTTATCGGAGAGGCAAAAATAATGGACACACCTATGGGTAAGATTGTAAAAAGTCTTATGGACGAAGGTGCTACATTAGGTGTTTCATCAAGAGGTATGGGTAGTTTAGTATCAAAAGGTGGTGCAAACTATGTAAACAAAGATTTCATGCTCGCAACTGCGGCTGACATCGTTGCTGATCCATCGGCTCCATCTGCTTTCGTGGAAGGTATCATGGAAGGAAAAGAGTGGGTATGGGATAATGGAAGTTATCTTGAACCACATTTGGTGGAGATGAAACAAAGACTTGAGAGAGGGAAAGCTGCAAATCAAGCATTAGAATTTGCTAAGTTCCTCAAAATGTTGTAATTTATAAATAATAGTTAATAACCATAGAGTTAAATAATAAAGGAGAGAATCCCATGGCTGATCAATTAGACAAAACCATTGAGGAATTGGAAGCTGAAGTACTTGGTGAATTAGAAGAAGCCAATGCCGATGCTCCTATGAAGAACGCTGCGAAAGCAGAAAAACAAGAATCTGTTCCAACTGATGGTGCAACTGGCAAAGACGATGTTGGTGGTGCAAAACCAGAAGGAACTGTAACTAAAGATGCAGTTAAAGCAAGTAATCTTGCTGGTGCAGATGTTGGTAAAAAAGCAGCTGCTAAAGCTAAACAAGTTTCAGGCGACGCTCAACAGAAATCACAAGGTGGTTCAGATAAAATGGATTCACCAAATGATGGAGAAGGTAAAGTTGCTAAGTCTCTCGCTGCAGGCGATGAGAACGTAAAAGGTGAAGAAGAAATCGCAGAAATGACTAAAATGGAAATGAAAGACAAGATGATTAATGCGATGGCATCTATGCCTAAGTCAAAGATGGAAAAACTTATGGCCATGTACAATAAGATGGACGAAATGGACATGGACGAAGCTTCTAAAGAAAAATCAGAAAAAATCGAGAAAAGAGTTGCAGACATAGATGTTAAAGAACATGTCGATGCACTTATGAACGATGAAAATTCTGAACTAACAGATGAATTTAAGAAAAAAGCTGCAACAGTATTTGAAGCTGCAGTTAAATCTAAGGTAAGAGAAGAAGTAGAACGTCTTGAAGAAGAATATAAGAACGAACTTACTTCTGAAATTAATGAAACCAAAGACGACCTATCGGAAAAAGTTGACAACTACTTAAATTACGTTGTCGAAGAATGGATGAAAGAGAATACACTTGCAATTGAACGTGGACTAAAAGGTGAAATTGCTGAGGACTTTATCTCTGGATTGAAACAACTCTTTGAAGATCATTATGTAGACGTGCCTGACGAAAAGTACGATGTACTTGAGGCACAATCAGACAAGATTTCTAAACTAGAAAGCAAACTGGACGAAACTATCCAAAAGGTAGTTGAAGCTAAAGAAATGAATGCTAAACTAGTGAGGGAAAAGGTCATATCAGAGAGTGTTACTGATTTGGCTGAAACTGAAATTGAAAAGTTTCAATCGCTGGTTAGAGAAGTTGACTTCACTGACGAAGAATCATTTAGAGAGAAAATTGATACTTTGAAAGAAAGTTACTTTCCAAGAACCATTAAAGAGGTGGTTGGCGCAATTGATGATGTAGAAACTGGCACCGTAAAGGACATTGACACAACTGATACTATGAATGTCTACATGTCTGCCATAGGTAGAAGTGTCAAGAGTGCGAATACGAAATAATAACGTAAAATTGTTTAAATAAGGAGGAACACATGTTTCAAACAGAACATTTACAAGAAAAGTGGCAGCCAGTCCTAGAACATCCAGAATTACCAAAAATTTCGGATAGTTACAGACGGGCCGTTACTACAATTATCCTAGAGAACCAAGAGAAAGCTTTAAAAGAAGATAAAGCATTCATGACAGAAGCCGCTCCAACAAACTTTGTTGGTGGTAACGCTTCTCTAGACACATGGGATCCAATTTTAATTTCCCTAGTAAGACGATCAATGCCTAATCTTATTGCATATGACATTTGTGGTGTGCAACCTATGACTGGGCCAACTGGTTTAATCTTTGCAATGAGGGCAAGATTTGCTTCAATGGACGGTGCAGAAGCACTTGTTGATGAAGCACTACCAGATCATACAAACCAAAATGCTGCTGGCGATGTCGGTGGTGGAGATATTGGTTCAAGTGAAACTAATCCATCTGTTCTTAATGACAGTCCTGCTGGAACTTATACTAGTGCAACTGGTATGACAACTGCACAGGCAGAAGCATTAGGTGACGCTGCTGGAAATCAGTTTGCTGAAATGGCGTTCTCAATTGAGAAGCATACTGTTACTGCTGTAACACGTGCTCTTAAAGCAGAATACACTATGGAACTTGCACAAGACTTAAAAGCAATTCATGGTTTAGACGCTGAGACAGAACTTGCAAACATCCTATCTGCTGAAATCCTTGCTGAAATCAACAGAGAAGTTGTAAGAAACATTTATGTTTCTGCTGTAAAAGGTGCTCAAACAAATACAACTAACGCTGGTATCTTTGACTTAGACACAGATTCTAACGGACGTTGGAGTGTTGAGAAGTTTAAAGGTTTGATGTTCGCTCTTGAAAGAGATGCAAACGCAATCGGTCAACAGACAAGAAGAGGAAAAGGTAACATGATTATCTGTTCCGCTGATGTCGCATCTGCCCTTCAAATGGCTGGTGTTCTAGACTATACTCCTGCTCTAAATAACAACTTGAACGTAGATGACACATCAACTACTTTCGCTGGTGTTATGAACGGTAGATTTAAAGTCTATGTAGACCCATACTCTGCAAACGTATCTTCCTCACAATACTACATTGTTGGTTACAAAGGTACTTCACCTTACGATGCTGGTATGTTCTATTGCCCTTACGTTCCACTACAAATGGTTCGTGCAGTTGGTGAGAATACATTCCAACCAAAGATTGGTTTCAAAACTCGTTACGGTATTGCTGCTAACCCATTCCACACTGGAACGGTTGCTGCTGCTGCAAACGGTGCGATTTCAATTGCATCTGCAACTAATCAGTACTACAGAAAAGTTAAAGTTTCTAACTTAATGTAATATTTGAAAAAAATACTAAAGGGGGGGTTCGCTCCCCCTTTTTTTAGCGTTATAAATAAAAATATAACTGTAAGGAGTTTGTAATGGCCGAAACAAATCCACTGTCAAGACAACCAACTAATTTGGACTATCTAAGTCCTACACAATTTGCTTTTAATATCTTGCAACTTCCAAAGGTGCAATTTAATACTACAGAAGTAGTCATACCAGACTTGACTTTAGGTGAGGCGGTTATACCTACACCATTTAAAGATATTCCTATCCCAGGCACAAATATAACATATGGTAATTTAGATATTACTTTTATTGTTGATGAAGAATTAGATAACTATAGAGAGATACACGGATGGTTAACTGGAATTGGTTTTCCACAACAAAGAGACCAATTTTCGTTTTTTAGAAATACTACTTCTGTGACACCATCTACTCCAAGTAATATATCAGTTGACCAAGTTGGACGTGCTGTTGCAGATAAATCAATGTACTCTGATGCTACATTAACAGTTTTGTCAAATAAGAATAACCCAATCATAGAGGTGAGATTTGAAGATATATTCCCAGTATCGGTTGGAGCACTATCATTTACTCAAGGTGCTACAGATGTGCAATATATGACAGCAGACGTAAGTTTTAGATATAAAATATATACTATTAATAAGATATAAATAGTACTAACAAAGGATATATTATGACACTAGATGAATTGAAGATTCAAGTTGCAAGTGACTTGGTAATAAATGATGAAAAGTTAGACACCGAATCCCTCAAAAACCAAGAGCTCTATGCAAGATATTTAGATCACAAATCTAGATACGAACTACTTTTGTGGAAATCAAAAGGTGAATATAAAGTTATTTACAGAGACAAATGGGAATATTATGGTGGTAAATCTGATGCAAAAATTTATGCAACAAAGCCGTTTGACTTAAAAGTATTAAAAACCGACTTATCAATATATATAGAATCCGATGAAGATATCATTAAGATGGAACATAAAATTATGTACCTTGAAACAATTGTCAAATATATTGATGGTGTTTTAAAAGCAATCCAAGGTAGAGGATGGGATATTAAAAACGCTATTGCATTTAGACAATGGGAGCATGGAATGTAATGTCTTACGGATGGCCATACACAACTAGAGAAATCCCATCATATTTATTAGCAATGACTATGGATAGAGTTAGAGGTGTAAAAGCAGCTCAAACTCACAATCAAACTGGAAAAACTCAAAGAGACTCCTATGTTTCTTTTATCGAAGATGCAGATATACGAGAACATTTTCTACATATTGCTAAAAAAGTTAATCAAGATGTGGGTTGGGGATTTGATATAGATACAATTGAACCATTACAATATGGAGAGTATCCTATAGGTGGTGAATATGGTTGGCATCAAGATGTTCATGATAAACCATACAAAGATGGTAGAGTAAGAAAGATGTCATTCTCTGTTTTTTTAAACGATACTTTTGAGGGTGGAGAGTTTGATTTGGAAATATACTCGCCTGCTGTTGAAAATAGATATGAAACATTTCGTTCATTACCAGATACAGCACTTTTCTTTAAATCTGACCAGTGGCACAGAGTTCGTCCAATTACAAACGGAATAAGAAGAAGTATTGTGGGTTGGGTATTAGGGCCTAAGATGAAATGAAACTAATTAAAAAGAATGAAGTGTTTATGAACGTAAGTGAAGTTGATGAAGATGTTGAACACAACCTCAAAGACTTTTTTACCTTTGACGTACCAGGCGCAAGGTACATGCCACATTACAGAAGAAGGTTATGGGATGGAAAGATAAGGTTATATGAACTAAGAACAAGTTTATTATACACTGGTTTAGTGGCCTATGTCAAGCGTTTTTGTGATAATAATCAAATTAATTTAACATTGGAAGGATTCGACAATGAACGGAATGTTATTCGTGAGGATGTGGGAAGATTTGCCACCTCCATACTACCCAAGACTATCGTTATGCGAGACTATCAACTTGATGCTATCCAACATGCTATATCAAAAAATAGGTGTTTTCTTGTTAGTCCTACTGCTTCGGGCAAATCATTAATAATATATATCTTAACTAGATATTACCAATTACTACAAGAAAAGAAGATATTAATCATAGTTCCAACTACATCTTTAGTGGAACAGATGTATGGAGATTTTATTTCTTATGGTATGGATAGAACAAAACTACATAAGATATATTCTGGACATGATAAAGACACAGAGTTACCTATAGTTATTTCAACTTGGCAGTCAATTTACAAGATGCCTAGAACCTACTTTAATCAATTTGGTTGTGTGATAGGAGATGAGGCTCACTTATTCAAATCTAAAAGTCTTACCAAGATTATGACGTTTCTTACAGAATGTAAATATAGATTTGGATTTACTGGAACTTTAGATGGTATGGAAACACATCAATTAATTTTAGAAGGACTTTTTGGCACCGTTAATAAAGTCACTACTACTAAAGAATTAATTGATAGAGGTACTCTTTCACAACTAAATATTAATTGTATTGTCTTGAAACACGATAAGGAAGATTGTAAGCGAGTTAAAAAATACGATTATCAAGAAGAAATGAATTATATTGTTTCACATGCAAAACGAAATAATTTTATTAAAACATTGGGTAAAACAGTAAAAGGTAATACATTAATCCTATTCCAACTTGTAGAGAAACATGGCAAACCTCTCTATGACATGATGAATGATGGAAGTAAGAAGGTATTTTTTGTTTATGGTAATACAGAAACTAAAACTAGAGAAAGTATACGAGGCATTATTGAAAAAGAAAAGAACGCAATCATTATTGCTTCTTATGGTACGTTTTCTACAGGCATCAATATTCGCAATCTTCACAACATCGTGTTCGCATCACCAAGTAAAAGTAGAGTACGAGTGCTTCAATCAATTGGACGTGGGCTGCGTAAGGGCGATAATAAAGATTCCGTTTTAATCTTTGATATTGCAGACGATATATCATATCTGAGCAGACAGAATTTCACTTATAGACATTTTCAACAGAGACTAAATATATACAAGACAGAACAATTAAATTATACAGTAGAAAAGGTAAAGTTACATGAGTAATGAGAGATATCATATTTTTAAATTAAATAATGGTGAAGATGTAATCTGTAAAATAATCGAAACTACAGAGAATCATTATGAGATTTCTGACCCCATGAAAATGGATTTATTTTCTAAACATTCCCCAAAGGGATTTATGGAAACTTTAGGATTATCTAGATGGTTACAACCATTTTCAGATGACAAAACACATATCATACCAAGCGATTCGGTTACTATGCGAATAGATGCATCAGTTGGATTGAGTAAGTATTATGAATATGTTGTAGCAAAAATGGATAATATGAAACCAGAAGAATGGGGCCCTCCTCAAGATTCAGAATTGTTAGCAGAAGAAGCTTTTGAAGAGTTTGATACTACAGAAGAGTGGCAAGATTTGTACGGAGATTTAGACACAAAAAAAACACTTCATTAACAGAAAAGACTTGACAACAGCCCCAAATTGATGTAGTATAAGACCTAACTACAAGGATATATTAGGATGATTAAAAAACAAAAACCACACTATGTAGACAATAAGAAGTTTCTTGTCGCTATGAAAGAATACAAACAACTATGTTTAGAGATGGAAGAAACAGATGATAAACCAGCAATATCCAATTACATTGGAACATGCTTTTTAAAGATAGCCCAAGGGTTATCATATCGTCCTAACTTTATCAATTACACATATAAAGATGAAATGGTTTCAGATGGCATTGAAAATTGTTTACAATATTTACACAACTTCAATCCAGAGAAATCAAACAACCCATTTGCATATTTTACACAAATTATCTACTATGCATTTCTTAGACGAATTGCAAAAGAAAAAAAACAGACACATGTTAAACACCAATTAATTTCAAAACAAGAGTACGTTCCCTTTGATACCATTGACGGAGATACTTCAAAGTACAGCGTTGTAGGATTTGACCCAAATGTAATGGTGCCAGAAGAAGCAGTATACAAACCAAAGAAGAAAAAAGATGAATCTGATAAGAAAAGAGTTGGATTAGAGAATTTTATGGATGAAGAAGAGGAAACCCAGATATGAAGTGTTATTTCTGTAACACCGAATTAATATGGGGTGGAGATAATGATATGGATGATTTAGAGGATGAATATGATATGGAAACAAATCTTTCATGTAAAAACTG